CCCGATCAAAAATTTAAAAAATTATATTTTTGGGATATAACTTATCAGCTTTTATTAGAGAAAAACGTTCAATTTTCTACAGCTACTATAGCTCAATCTGCCGCGGCTACATCATCTGCAGCACAGCCAGCAAACGGGATACAAACTACATCACTTCCAAGTAACGCTGATGATAGTGACCGAGCTATTCCGACCGGCTTGGCATTACGTGAATTTTTAAAAGCTGCTTTTCCACCTAATGAGCAGTATCCCATTGCATTTTCACAAAATATACCCGGTACTCAGAATACATCAGGATTGTCTCAAAATGAAATTGATCAGCAAAATATCGATTGGGATCTCGGTGGTACGAATTTATTTTTTACATCACCTGCTAATTATAAAGGAATAGATAGCCTTTATTATATATTATCGAGACATGTATCGAATTCACAAAGTAATTATGATCAGTGTTTTCTGCAGCTAGAAAGATACCCAAGAGAATTTACATTTAAGAGCTTAAAACAGTATTTTGATCAAGCTCTAGGAAATAACAAAGATTCACCAGGTAGTCTTTATCTTGAAACATTAAAGATCGGCGGTAATACACAACAAGATGGAAGAGACGCTTCTGGTACATATTTTACCCCGACCAACGGCTTATATTTTGAACGTATTGGTACAATAAAAAGTTTTGCTTTTGATAGTTTACCTGGTCTTCACTCACAGCGCAAATTAGTACCAACGTTTGTACATAGCTATGATTACGAAAATAAACAATTTGCTATAGATATTCAACGCAATGGTGTCGAGCAAATGATGAAAACGTATCAAGAAAACTATGTTAATAATATGCTTAGCTCGTCAAAAGACCCTGCATTTCCAAGCTTTGCTCCCGGACAGTTAAGATATTTAAATAAAAACGCTAATAATGTTTTTTCAGTGTCCAACCAAGACTCTAATCAAAGACTTGCCTGGGGTAGAAATCAATTTTTATATGCAAGTATATTTGCAAATAACTTAGTATCTTTTCGATTACCAGGTTCAACACATCGTCAGCCAGGCTATTTTATAGGTATAGACCGTGACAACTCTATACCTGATAGTAAATTCGATAATAAATTATTAGGTGTATATTTTATCGTACAGGTATCTCATAGCTTCTCAGGTAACGAGTACTACAATGATCTGTATTGTATTAAAACATATAACTATCTACAATTAGACAATACATATACAAGTGAGGATGCAGATGGTAATTTAGTTGGTTTAGTATCAAGAGGACAATAACATATGGCAAACACACAATCTTCAAACGGAATGCGCAAGGGTAATACGAGTGAAATTACAGCAGCGCCTACACTCGCCGATATTGATATTACAAGTACATTCAGTATACTCGCAAATACTGATGATACGTCACTTCGACAGGTATTTCCAGCAAATGCTATACCTGACAATGAACTACAAGCTGCTATTGATTATAGAAATGTTTTCAAGCAAGGTGATGTCATAACCGCATTTACAAAATTTTATGACCTGTTAACCACTACCTATATAAAGCAAGCAGACTTTTCTCTAGATACGGTACTGTATTGGTTTTATAGAATTAAGCGTAGTGATAAAGAATTAGCCTCTTTTATATCACAATCACAATTTCATCAAGATAATGTTTTTCCAATCTTAGATCCTGCTAACGCACAATTTACAAAAAACGCTCTTACATCAAACGGATCAGACCCGGAAAATCAATATTTTGACAATATAAGTGATAGTATTGGAATAATGGCAAATTCTAAATACATGCAGCTCGATTCAACATTACCTCTATTTGATGTTAATCAAGAGTATTATGGTGTACCAGTTCCGTTCTCTGCTTCTACGGAAAATAAAATTAGCGCAAATACGCGTAATGTGATGTATGATTTAAGTAAAAAAACTACTACACTTATGAGACGTAATTTACTTAATATTGGTTATAGTAATACCGTTCTATTACAAAATTTAGCAGCAGACGCTTCAACCTCACACGGGTTAAATTTAATAAATGATCTACCAACATTCGTTAATATAAATCAAGCATTATTAACTTTAATTATCGCTCTATATAGTATCTACACAGAATCAAAATTATTTGGATTTGTTCAATATCTATGTAATATTGGCAATTCAACAGGATTTAACTTAAGAGATATTTTTCCTGTTTCAAGTAGTGATAAAGATTTTGTTGTTATTACCTCTCAAGAACGAGCTCAACAATCTCAAGCTATAGCGAAAAGTGAAGTTGCAGAAGGATTAGCGAATCAAGCTCTTGCAGCGCAACAACAAGTAATGGGACTAGCTGATAGTGCAAATTATAATTCGCAAATTGGAAAACGTCCATACGCACCTACTGATAATATAACATTAAAACCAACGTTTGCAGCACCTCTCGCTGGCTCTGGTACACCAATGAATCAGAATGGTGCCGGTACATCGTTGAGATTATCTGATGTTGAAAGTACTGGTAATGTTACAGAAAAAGCTGTCTCAACATATGGCGGACAAATGAGTGATCTTTCAACATACTTTGATACTAAACCTGATCAACGTGATCCTGATGCTACAGCTTTTTACCTTCAGAAATACGGTGCTGATAAATTACAGCGATTAGATGATAACTACCGCACTGGTGACACTACTGCAGCTTCATGGGGTACACTGACATCAGCTGAGCAAGCACAAGGTGCGTATGTAGGTAACAACCTCACTCCTGCGTTCGACGTTGGTATTGGAAGAGGAGATTACCCGCCTCGGACTCTTCTACGTATTACAAATGCTGAAACAGGACAGCCTATCGATGCGGGTGGCGCAAATCCTGATGGTATCTACCGTGTCGGTGATACCGGTAGTTCAGCAAACCTTAGAAAAGTTGGCCGTGATAGCGGCGTCAGTACCGGAGCCTTGGATTTCTATGCTGGCAATAATCCTCAATTAACAAGTTATTATGATAAACTTAATGGTAGCGGTGTTAAGTTGCGTGTTGAAGTCGTTAAATCAAAAGTATAAACATATATGGACTCATCTATAATTACAACTAATTTAGGAAAAATAACACAAGGCGCAGAAGGTGTCGTACCTGGTCTACAAACTATAGTAAACCCGACACCATCAGCTTTAGAACAAACAGTACAATCAAATCCTAGCAAATATGTACCCAACCCACAGGGGGCACAAGTTCTACAAGTAAGGGCGCAAGTACCCTATAGTAATAAACAGTTTATCGCACCTCTTAAATTTTCTTTAAATGTTGAAGGTACGAGTATTATTGTTGATTATCTTGGTAAAAGAATCATCACTGACAATAATGTTCCCTATAGACAAATTGTTTCACTTTCAGCAACACCGCTCGCTAATACAATAATTAATGATCCATCGCTCAATAATCCTGATCGTACTGCAAAAGTCTCATCAACACAAAGCGTGGCAGCGAAGATGTTTAACAGCGGTACAACTGCAGTAACTCAAAGTCTAGGTGGCAGAACAAGTCAATATACTAGTCTCTTACAAAGTGCAGGATCGCAGATTGGCTCACTTGCTTCCGGTAATGTATTTGCTAATGCTGCAGGGCAAGTTTCAAATCTTTTACCACAAGCACAGGTTACACAGTCTTTAGCAAAAATACCTGGTCTAAGTGTTGCAACTAACGCTCTTGGTAATATTCCTGGTACAGCTGATTTTACTAAAGCATTATTTAACCCTGTAGGCGCCACTACAACATTTGTACAAGGTTTATTTGAAGGTTCAAACTTAAACCTACAAGGCGGTCTACCATCACTCGGGTCATTGCAAGAAGTGTTTGGTCTTGCAGCAAGTATTGCAAGCAATGGACCGCCTACAAGCTTGACCGGTATTATAGCTTTAGAAAAACAAGTTAAATCAATTGTATGTAACTTTGTATTACCAATTTTAAAGATACCAAATTTAAAATCTATTCTTAGCTTTAAATTCCATAACCCTCTTGATGATCTTAAGAAGATTGTGACAGAGTTTGAAAATGAAATTTCAAATATTATTAATAGTATTGATATCGTACAAATATTACAGGATTTACTGCCCGATCCACATGCAATTTACGATGCTATTGTCAAGGAAATAACAACTTGCGACACAGCACCGACAAACAAGCAAAATGCTAAAAACGGTAAATAAGGCAGTTAACTTATTTTTTTATTCCCAATAAGTTCAGCCTCAATAGGCTTGGCGTTATCAACGAGCATTTTAAAGATCTCTTCTCTTGTTGCAAGTAGCTTATGATTATTGTTATCCTGCTGAAGTTCTTTTCTCGATGTTATGTCCATCTCTTTAAGCTTGACAGAAGTTGTTGATCTCTTATCTTGAATAGTAAGATGATTGAGAGAATCTATTGCCGAAGAAGCTGCTTTTATTAAACCTGCTAATGCTTCCACGTCTTCAGCATTAGGTGCTGATATAATAAAATCCTTAACAGTAGCTACCATCTCTAGAGCATCCTGAACTAAAGCAGCACCATTTTCAATAGTAAACTTCTCAAGTTCTTCCTTGGTAATAGGATCTCTCTCTTTCTTTACGTTTTTAACTGTAGTGCTAACTGCTTGAAGCTGGTCGAGTAATGTCTCAACTTCGTCGTGTGTTTCATCGTCCATACTGTCTATATACTTATACCCTGTTGATTTTTAATAAAGGTATTATATTATAGCTTTATATGTCCGATCCCAATATTCAATATCTTCCTATTTTAAAGTTTGAAAAGACTAACGACCTTGCTAAGCTTCCAACTAAGAATCATGAATCTGATACTGGTTATGATGTTTATAGTGTAGAAGATACAGTAGTACCAGCCCGTGGTAGTGTAGTTGTGCCTGTAGGGTTAAAGTTTGCTTACATTCCTGAAGGATATTGGGTTAAAGTAGAGTCAAGAAGCGGCTTAGGGTTTAAGCATGGTGTTTCAGCTCATCCTGGCATTATTGATAATGCCTATCGTGGTGATGCAGGTATTAAGCTCTATAATAACACTGATATTCCTTACGAAGTCAAAGCAGGCGATAGAGTAGCACAATTTGTAATTTATATGAATATTCATATGCCTGTTGAATGGGGCAAAGCTGAAGCTACAGAGCGTGGAGAAAAGGGCTTTGGTGCTTCTGGACGTTAATGAGTTATAATTTTTTAAATCTCTGGGTTGAGCGTTATCGCCCTCATATACTTGAGGACCTTGTATGTACAACCTTTACTAAAGAATCACTCCTTTCCTTTAAGGATAAGGAAGAGATACCGAATCTCTTATTTGTCGGAGCTGCAGGTATTGGTAAGACTTCTGTCGCAAAAATTATTGTAAATAATATTCTTGACTGTCAGTACTTGTATATTAATGCATCAGATGAAAACGGTATTGATACCATTAGACATAAAGTAATTAACTTCGCTCAAACTATGAGCATTGACGGTAAGATTAAGGTTATTATTCTTGATGAGTGTGATGGTTTGTCTATTGACGCACAACGTGCATTAAGAAATACAATGGAAGAGTTTGCAGGTATTACACGTTTTATTCTTACAGCGAATTACAAATATAAGATAATCCCTGCATTACAGAGCCGTTGTCAGAGTTTTGATCTGACGCCGCCTGTTGATCTTACCGTTAAAAGGTGCGCTAGTATTTTAAAGAAAGAAAACATTACTGTACCAGATAGTGAGAGGGTAAAATTAGTTGAATTTATTAAGAGTACATATCCTGATCTACGTAAGTGTATTAATGAGTTGCAGAAATTTTCTTCTACCGGTACTCTTGTTCTTAAAGATACAAAAAACGATAAAGTTCTTGAATTGATTTTTAAAGAAATAAAAAAGAAAAATGTTGAAGCTCTACGTAGAGCCTTAATTGAGAGCGAACAATTGTTTAATTCTGACTATACCTCGCTTCTCCGCAATCTCTTTAACTATGTTGACGAGACAGAAACAAATTCTGATCTTAAGAGATTTTATCTACTTACAATTTCAGAATACCTCTACAGAGATGGATTTGTTATTGATAAGGAGATTAACTGCTATGCCTGTTTAATTCAGCTATCTGAGGTTAAGCCTTAGGCATGTATTTTGCTGTATAAGAAGCGGGGTCCTTAGCGTTAACGTTTGGTGACGATGGAATTACTGTATTAACGTTTTTTAACTTTGTTTCAGTAGGAGCTAATTTTTTGTTACCTAAATCAGCTGTACGTGTACGAGCTGGTGAATAAAACGGAACTTCTTCAGCTTCGTCCTTGACTTCTACAGGCTTAATTTTGATTTTATTATCATACTTGTTTCTATCAGGTACTTCTTCGAGACCTGGAACAGTATCAATCTTATCAAGCATTCCAACGTGAGCAATAGCTGTTTTATATATTCTACCACCACCTTCATCAAGACCGACTTCTACGGTAAAATCAGGACCAACGTCATCTGGATTACCTGTTCCCATAACAGCCGGGAATTTATTAATAACGTTTGTAACTCTTAGCGTACGACCGTCTTTAATTAAATCTTCAAGATTCTTAACAAGCTCATCAGATTGTGTTTTAATAAAATAATGCTTTAAAGCATCAGCTTTAAACTTAACAATATCACCCTGAAGGAAACCACCATGGTTATATCGGGTTAACCAACTTTCATAGAGCTTGAGAAAACGCTTTTTCATGTATTATTATTTATTGTCCAAGGCACAATAAACCAATTAACGAAACATAAAACACTGATAAATATATATGTGGCAACTATTAAACTTAATTCTTTATCAGATCAGCCTACGAAATCTAATAAAGGCTACAAGTATAATGACTTACATTTAGATTTTACACCTGTTGTGTATAATCCTCCTTACGGTGGTTATACTCAAAACAATGAGTTACTACGCGGACATGAAATTGTTGATATTTCAGCTGATTACGATTTAGGGGCTATTAAAAATTCACTAACAAATCTCTTTACCACTATACCTGGTCAGAAGATATTAAATCCCTTTTTTGGCTTGAATTTAACCCAATTTATCTTTGAAAAATGCGATGAAGACACCGCAAATTTAATTGGTAATGAGATAGTAAACGGTATCTCCACCTTTGAACCGAGAGTATCACTACAACAAGTATCGGTAATAGCACAACCTGATGCACAGCAATATACAGTTATTATTTCTTTTACTGTTCCAACAATAGGTCCCACTAGTTATCAGTTCTTTGGTACATTAAGTAATTCTGGATTCGTCTTTACATCATAATATATGGCAACAAACAATAATCAATTTAACGATTTTAATCTTCCAATTAATGCTTATGCTGCATTTGATGCGCTTAGCTTAAAGGATCTTATTATTACAAGACTCAATTCTACTAATAATTACACTGATCAGCAATTTGAAGGTAGTAATCTATCATCAATTATTGACATTATTGCTTATGCATACCATGTTTTGCTTTTCTATCTAAACAGAACAAGTGCTGAGAGTACATTTACAACTGCTGAACTTTACGAAAACGTTAATAAAATTGTTAAGCTAATTGGTTATAACCCCGTTGGTTATCAAACAGCTATTCTTCCTTTCCAAGCTACGAGTACAGTTAATCTTAATATCGGTACATATACAATACCCCGTTATTCATACTTTAATGTTAATGGTACAATATACTCTTTCAACAGCGACGCAACATTTACAAATACAAAACAAGTTGCTGCAGCTCTAACAGATTTACAGGATAATAATCTTCTTTATCAAGGTCAATATACAGAATACCCGACATATAATGCATATGGAGCTCCCTTTGAAGTACTGACATTAACACTTGTCAATACAAACGGACAAAACGTCATAATAGATCATTTTAATATCGATGTGTATGTTAAGAGTAGTACATCAGCTAACACACCGTGGATTAAATGGACACCAACACAGTCTTTATTTCTCGAGCAATCAAACGCTACAAAGTATGAAATTCGACTTAATGAAAACGGAAGATATGAAATAAAATTTGGTAACGGTGTTACCGGTCAACAGTTAAATACAGGCGATCAGGTTGCAGTGTATTATCTTAAAACTGACGGCGCGAAGGGACAACTAGGACCTAACCTATTAAACAGTAAACAATTATTCTTCTACAACACATCAAGATTTAATGCAATTCGAGCTAATGTAATTTCACCAAATTTAAATTTACTAACTTCAAGTCAAGCTGCAAATATTGTATTTTCAAATACTGACCCTTCTACTAACTTTATCGCAGCAGAAAATGTAACAAGTATAAAGCTTAATGCACCTAATACTTTTAGAAGTCAATATAGACTTGTAACGCCGACGGATTACGTAAATTATATTAATAAAAATTATAGTAATATAATAACCTCTTCTAAAGTTGTCGGTAACTGGGACTATATATCCGGTCATTTAAAGTATTATTATGATCTTGGTGTATCATCTCCAAATGTACAGTCACGTGTTTTATATAATCAGGTAAAATTTGCTGATGCTAATAATTTTAACAATATCTATGTTTACGCTGTACCGAAGTTAGCTAAAACATCTTCTCTTTCAACAAGAGTAAATTATCTTAATAGCGCTCAAAAGCAATTAATTATTAATGATTTACAAAATAGTAAATTAACAACAGCAGAAATTATAGTTAATGATCCTGTATATGTTGAAGTCGATCTCGGTATTAATGTACCAGGCAGTACTACTGTAACACCAGATATAACTACCAAAACACAATTACTGATAACACGGGATATCTCCTCTAGTCTCACACCCTCTTCTATTGCTCAACAAGTAGCTAATGTGTTTGTAAATTATTTTGCTACAACAAACGATAATCTTGGTCTTCTTATTGATATTATAAGTCTTAATAATCAGATTCTTAGTATTAACGGTGTGACAAAAGTCGAAACACAGTATACAGACACAAACGGTAATGTCTATAAGGTACCTGGTATAAGCTTACTAGTCTTTAATCCTATTTACCCTTACAACGATATTAGTATACATGCGCAGAATATACCTCTACCATATTTTAAATTCCCTTATCTAGCAAACGCACAGCAATTTATTAAAAAAATTAATGTCGTAACACCGTCTATCCAGTTTTTAAACAACTAAGAATAAAAAGCAATGTCTAACAGTCTAAACTATACGTATATCTATTTTAATGTAGTTGACTATACAGGCAATAGTTCATTATCATCCTTCTCTCTTAGTAATACACCTTTAACATTTAAGCCCGATTTTACCACATCATCGATTTTATCGAGCTCGAACAGTATATCAAATAATTTACTACACTGGGATTTTGGCGATGGTACGACTTCAAATGATCTTGTACCAACACACAATTATACATGGCCAGGTCAATACACAGTTACATTAACTATATATGATAAAAACGGTACAGCGTATGACAGTAGCTATCAACCGATAATAAATATTTTTGATTTTGTTTCAACACAAATCGCTTTTCAAGATTACAAAAGCCTTGTTTATGATATACCATCAGGTCAACTAATAGACCCGTTAATAATTAATGCATATTTTAGTTGGCAAACATACCAATCATTAAGTGGTACGTCACTGAGCGCTACTGCATACACAATTAACTTATATGCATCAGGTGCAAGAGGTGATTATAACTATGTTGCCGATACCCTGCACGACAAATGGGAACACTTACGCTCTTTAAGTCGATTCTACGCACTATCTACAGTTAATAACGTTACTGACTATACCATTGTAGATAGTATCCAACCACAGCTAATACCTGTATATGTTGCTATTCAAAATAATAAATTACAAATATGTACACCTACAACACCAGGATGTATATTAGCTGGTGTAACTGGCTCATCGCAGTTTTGGTATACAGACGATCGACCTGCCAATTATCTTACTGATAATAAGCCTATCATCCTTTTTGCAACAGTAGATAGCTCAAAATTTCACGATAAACTAACACAGGAAACAAACGCGTTTGATTACATTAATTACCCGCCCTTCGGATTTCAAAATCTTGAACCAGCTGTTTTTCCAAATATTAAAACACGCTTTAACCCTGTTGACCATATATCGATTACAACAACAGGTATTGATGGTGAAGGTGCGTTACCTATTACTAATTTTGAAATACCCAATATTAGTTGGCAACAAACTGAAATACCTTATGTCCTTACATTTAAGGATTATTTAAATTATACAACTAAAAACTACCCCCCGCTTTCATCATCTATTGCTAAAGGCTCATCTATCTACGGTAAGTCGCAACCACTTTACGATGTACAGACAGGAATAGTATTCTTAAGTGGTAATACATATTTACCTTTATCAGGTGTAACTTTTTATGAGGACTTTCCTCAACAAGCACCACAAAGTCTTGGTGCTTTTTATAAAGGGTATTTTATTTCATCGCAATCAAGTACGAACTGTATATTAACAGCATCAGTCGTTGTCATGGATCCTGCCTATTATCATAAAGACTCATTAGTGAGCTGGATAACAATTCCACAATATAGCTCTGCATTAAGAATCATACGTCAAGAGAGCATAAACGGCTTTACTCTTTCTGATACAATTTCATTTACTAACGGACTAAATTCAGAATTTAATATTAATAATCAGAATGTCTATGCTATAGCTGTCGCACCGTCAGGGGCAGGTAGTGATAATGACTATCAAACCTGGTTTGCAGATAACGTTAACGATCGACTTATAAAGTATGATATATACGGTAATCAGCTACCACTCTATTTTACACCAACGCTGACAGGTGGTACATCAACTTATTATAATTTTACTCTTTCATCTATACCAACTCTTGTAAACAATACGATTGTATATAATTCATATCAATCCACACCAACAAACGGTGTATCCGCGTTTGCAACACCAAGTGATATGGCGTTAGATAGTAATGGTGATCTCTGGGTCTCACTTCTTGATAGTGGTCTAGTGGTTAAGATTACTAACGGTTCTCTAGCCGGTGTATTAACAGGTAATTATATATCAACATATGCTTCACCAAGCGGGGTTATTAATCAGTATTTTGAAAATTCGAGCACTTATAACACAACAAGTGGCTTTGCAGGTGAAGGCTTGATCTTACCATCTTCTATTGATACAGATCAATATAACAACATATGGGTCGCTTATAATCATCCCGATTTCAATAAACTTATCAAGTATCAAGGTATTGGTAATTTTTCAACTGCAGCGACGCAATTAACATCAATTTCATTTCCATACGGCATTACACCGGAAATGGTTCGCGTTGATAGAAATCAATACGTTTGGGTAGCGTGTAATAATCACAATGCAAACGGCATTGCATTTAATAATCGTAATGACTTTTTATATAAATTTGATATAAACGGTAATATTGTACCAGGCTTTCCTTTATCAGGATTTCAACAAATCGGTAGTTTTGCTATTGACGGTAATCAAAACGCTTGGGTGGTACAGGGTGCAGATACATTGACTAGAGTTGACGGTGTATTGGGTACAACTCGAAGCATTGCTGCCGGTATTCGTGATACAAACGGTAACTCAATAAACAATAAAACAGAGTACATCTGCGGCATTGGTGGTGTTGCTTGTGATACAGACAATAATGTTTGGGTAATTAATAATTTTGATCAAAATATATACGCATTTAACGCAATACAATCAAATCTGACGCTAAGAACTAGTGCATTTAATCCAAAATACACACTATCTCTTACGTTCCCGTCAAGTAGGTTACCTGCTGTTTCAGCATACACCGGTAGTGCACTTATATCATTACCAAGAGCCGGTTACCCTCCATATAGCGATGGTTTACTCGAGTTTCAAGCAATAGGCGATTGGAATGGCTATAATTGGATAAACAAATATGCAGCACCTGTAAGTACCAGTCGTACTATTACAGGTGCTTCAAGTCTTTTTAATATCTACCCATATAGCGGGCAATATAATATTGCAAAAGTTAACGAAAATTGGAATGCTGCTGGTTATTATGAATCTCTACGTTACCAAGAGTCACTTATTAATAAACCTGTATTTTTTGAACAATTCTTAGGTGTTATTTTTGGTGATCTTAACGCACAACCATATGAGTTAGGTAAAACAGTTTACGAAAAAATTGCAAACTTTGTTGACAACAACGTAGATATTGATAAAGTTAATATTAGTCAATTATTATCATTTTGTCAAGAATTAACAGTAGACTATCAGCAACATACATATGTATTACCGCCACAAGTTCAGCGTTTAATAGATTTTCTATCAATTAAACAAAGCTTACTATGGGGACAACCTAACCAATATGCTTTAAATTTTGAACCACGCGGTACAATAATAACAAATAGTACATACGGTACTAATTTAAGCTCTATAATTGACCCACTAACCGGTACCTTTACAAATGGTACACCAATTATAGCGCAAGAATTATTTTCAGGAAATTATAACCTTATTAATACCAATCTTATTAGTAATAGTGCAAATGGAGCTACTATACCGCTTTCAGCATATACACCTATTTGGGGGTGGAATCTAGTTGTAGGTTCAAGCATACTAGGTCCAAGTATTGGTAATTATTATAAATTTTTTAAATATAACCCTACACCTGAGGGCACATATTATAACAATATTATCGATTGGACAAATCCTCTTACTACTCTTTCACCTACAAATAGTTCATATCAATCGTGGAGCTCAGATGAGGGTATAATACAAAATATGCTCAGCTACGAATTAACAAAAGGTTTAAGACTCTTCACCTCTGCTGTCAACATTACCTATAATAGCTAAATATTTCCATGGCTGATATACTGCAATTTATAGATGAAAGACTGCCTAATTCGATCACAGCGTTAACACCACCTGTAAACCCTGTTGATCGTATACAGCCACTTACATTTACTGATTGGCTCAAGTATAACACTAGCTTATTCACAACAACAAGTGATTTTTTAAATCGATATCAATCTTATCTTAATAATTGGTATATAGCAAATAACGCTTCCATAGAGCAGCAAACAACAGGTGTACAAAATTACTATACAAATATAATTAGTGAAATTGTACTTAATTACACATCAAGCGATGAGCAGCGTTACCTTCAAAATCTCGATCTTACTAATTCACGTGATCTAGCAATTGCAGTTCCATTTTTTGCACAAAAACTAAAAGATATTTGTCTTTACTATAGTAATTTACGTGACGCTGTACAATCCTCAGCAATACAATTTAACCTCAAAGGCTCAAATACCGGTAATGAAAATTTAATATACGTTTCGTTTATCAAAGCATTACAGACACCTGAAATTCAGGATCAATTAACAACACTTAACTTAACTATATCTTCAATTAGTAATAATATAACAATTGACGTTGAGGAATTATACGATACCTATCCAGATTATTACGATATAAATCCTGTCTTACCAGCTTCTGCCTATAATGTAACGTCAGGACTAAGAAATGATTTTTTCTCAGCAAATACTGTTAATATTGACCCTTATCTCGATCTTAGTATCAATATAAGCATTTTAAATGCTATTCTTGCATATCCGTTTTATACACAAGAACTTGGAGATAGCTTAACAATTGACCCATTAGTTAATTCATCACAACTAAATTTATTAAAAGATAGTGATTTTATATCTACAGTAAATAACGGCGATGTTAATAATTTAAATTTACAGAATCAAGCTCTTGAACTTTCAAAGTACATGGGCGTTGATTATTATTACATAACCACGTCGACACTTAATACATTTACCTCCGGTATATTGTTTACCGCTAATAGTGAGTTCGCCAATACGCTCAATAAGCGCTATCCAACAATAGCAGCTATACCAAGTCAAGAATTCTTAAAAACTGCTAAGGAGATTGGCTTGTTTTTCAAACCAGATAAAATTGGTTTGTCTAACTTTACAAATTTTCAATTTACAGCTTCTGTCGACTTAACGAAATTACAACCTAACTCTGTATATTATTTTCCCGACCCATCAAAGTATGGAAACATTTCCGGCAACTCTAAAACACAATTTCAATCACCGTTAGCATTTTTTGAAGAGAATTACTTTAATAAGATTGATTATAGTAATCAGTATCGCTTCGGTGATGTAGCAACAAGTCCTAGCTATCAAACATTTCGCGCATATCAATCAAGAGAGCAGACACTTAATTATTCAAACGCCGGTATATCGCGTTATATTGACTCACAAGACTTCTTTACTGGCGATATGGATACAATATGGAGGAATGTTGATGTATATCCACTTGCTTCAGTGAGTCAATTTCCAATTGCAAGCCGTCTACAGGATCTCTTAACAATTAATCAAAATTTATTTCAATACAAAAGTGATGTATATGGTAATGAATACGGCCTTTATAAAACAACAACAAATAAACAATTCAGTACAGCGCTAAATCCCGTTAGTACGTTAGATCTCATTATTGATGGTTTTGTATTTAACACATCTGCAGCAGATGTTAACTTTATTGATGCGACTCTGACATCTAATGGCGTTAACTTCAACAGCTGGTTAGTAACAAATCTTACACCGAGTTATTCAGTTCTCAATCTTCAAACACAATACTCTGGTGTTTTATTAGATACAAGCTCATCAGAATCACGTGCTAATAACGCAATTAAATTTGTACGTCAACCAATTAACTCAAAATACGTTATTAGTACATTATCAGGTCGCAATCTCAATTACATTATCGATGACGGATCGAGCTTCTCAACAACGGACGATTCGAACAATGTTGTAATACTTGAATCATATGATTTTAATACGAACGATGCATTTACATCATCGATTACTGCTATTAATTCATATACATGTGAGTATCACGACGCTGTTTCATTTACACGACCATATTCTGCTAATAATGCACCGTTGCCAGATTCTCCAAGTGACTCACCATCCTTTAACATTAGTAATCCTACTCTCTATTATAATGAATTGGTAGACGGTGCTATTATTAACATCAATACCGGTACTGGCTATATAGATAGTTTTTCACTTAATAACCCGGCTGCATATATTACCAAACAATATGATGGAGGTGTATTTTTTGATACAACAATTAATGCCGAGCCCTGTAGTAATATATGCACACATTCATATACAGAAAATAATACCTTTGTTAATAGTCGGTTAGCAGATAGAAATACATCGCTAGACTTTTCTCTCTCCGGTATTAATACAACGCAAAATTCTCTTTACTATACGAGAAATATACAATACGGTAATCTCTATTTTAGAAATGCAAATAGTACAACAGTTGGCCCAATATCCTCTACATTAAGTGCAACTTTTCTTAATTACCCATCTGCTGTTCAAAGTCAAATTTATAATAATACTATAAATTTTGATTTATATTTCGATACATTACAAATTGAGACAAAAGATTATCTCGTATTTGATAAAATCGAATATGACTACGATACTAATGCTGTAATAGGTTCTGTTAAAGTATATGATGTTATCCCACGTGGTAGTGGTACGGATCTTGAAAAATTCTCTACAGTTTGGTTTGATGAAAACACAAACGTATTAATGGTATGTGTAACAACATTATTCAATCAATTAAGCGATACAAACTATAAGATTGTATATCCTACTATCTATACAATTAATTTAAACAATAAACAAACAGCGACTGTATATCCTACTGTACCATCGAGCGCATTGACATTCAACTCACTTAGTGCCTTTTCACTCTACGGTCAAGGTATTGAACTTAATATTATTAGCATTGAAAAACCAATTCTAAATTACAGTAAAGATACTGATTATTTTACCCTTACCTATCTTGGTAAAGATGGAGCAAATTGTTTTTATATATTCACAACGCGCTTTCAATTTATTAATAATCAAATTATTAATATAAACACAACAGTTCATATACCTGCTACGAATACATATCATATTAACTTTGCCAATCGGTTACCAAATGAATCTCGCGTTGGTACACAGTACCTTGATACATATACTATAATTGGATCAGCAGCGGGTTATATAAACACCGCTGATAACACCTTTACCTGGGGATCACAATAAATCTTACTCTAAAGTAAGTAGATATTTTAGACGGTTAAGCTCACCTAGCATACTGTCCCGTATATTGAGAAGATCTGTATCATTAACTGAATCCACTTCGTCGGTAATACCGATAAGATAGCTAATATAGCTATCAATTACATCCAAGTAATCCTCTCCAAGATTATCAAGCTGTATATTATAGCTTGAAGCAGCTTTAGAGCGACCGTACTTCCCCATAAACACTTCTACAAATTCATCAATTTGTTCGTCAAGATGTTCATACGCTTTACCAAAGGCCTTGTGCTGTGCGTAACTTGAAGTTTGCCAATGAAAAATCCTTAGCTGATTCTGAATTTGAAGAAATGGTGATAAAAGCTTCATCTATGTTATTTATTGAGTTACATCAAATGCTGTACAGAGTATAGATACAGTATCTTGCTGTTGTACAACAGGTGCAGATGAATAAGATTCATAATCACCATAAGGATCTGTTGACGGACTATTAAAACCTGAGATATCGACATTTGTTATAGATGCCTTTAATTGAGGCATAGTGCTTTCAACTTTACTAATAACAAGAGCAAGAAGTTGATGCATAACAATATCAGAATTTGCTTCAGTAACAAACTCAGCAATATCAGCTTTTGTAAATTTACCTTTTAATACCTGAAAAGGATTTGCATAATGTCCAAAGACAAAATGTGGTAAATATCTATTGGCTAGAGTAGCGCAATCCTTAATAACATGAAACGCAGCAGGAGTTTGTATTGTAATACCTGTTTCTGGTCGCTCTGCAGCTTTCTTTGAAGGACCATAAAGCTTAGCTTCCTTAATTTGACTATTCGACAATATTTGATCAATAAATTTCATTTGTTTCTAATATAGTTGAGCATTGAAATAACTTCATGCTTCATATAATTTATCGGGTAATGGATAAACTTACAAGCTTGACGATCAAAATAAATAACACCTAGCTGATTGACTCTTCGACCTGTTATACCTTGGTACATAAACGCATAGAGTGAAAGCTGTAACGCATAATTCGAATATTCACAAGCTGGAAGATGCTCAACAGGTGATAATAGATAATCATTATACTGACTATACATATTAAACTTCTTATTTGTCTTAAAATCAAAAATACTAAACCCACCCTTATCCTCCAAACGAATAATATCAGCTGTACCGGCAATTTTATATTCGTGATTATAAACCTGCTGCTCGGGGAGAATGTCATCACGCTTACTATCTAGAAGATCAAGATCAATAAAAGCTTGAATCAAATCAACATACTTTATATCGTATGTGCCCATCTTAATATACTGTTCAATAGCTGCGTGAATCTCAGTGCCGTAAACTTTACTATCTTCGTTTGACTGTTTCCACTCCGCTTTTATTTCCGCTACCGTGCACTTTCTTTTCTTAGCGACACGCTCGGCAATAACATCAGCATCAAACGGCTTTTTAAACTTACCAAGAACAGCTGAAGCTGAGGTATAGATTTCTCCTGTAAATTCGTTCTTATAGGAGTGCGCTATCGGGTCAAAAATTAACATATCAGCCTATTATACTGACTTATGATCGGGTATCAACATTATTCTGCATAAACATATGTACATGTATATCCTGTACTAATTGGTGACTTATGTACTAGCTTACATTTCATTGAAATAAGGCGCTTATTCAAACAAGAGAACCATTGTTTTTTGACATTGACTATAATACTACCCTTCTTATGATCAACGAGCATTGCATCAGTGAACTCCTCACAGATTGCCGATATTGCCGATATAGTAGACATTACCATAATATTTATGAATAACGCTACACATGGTTTTAAGATGCTTGATCTAACACTTGTACAAGTTTTTTAAGTTTTGTACTAAGATCCTGCACTAAAGGTACACTAATATCTGCAAACACATTTGCTGTTAAACATGTGTCAATAATAAAGTCTAGCGATTTAATATCAGAGACAGTAAGTTCCGTTGGCGCCTCGATAACAGTTAAATTTTCCGTGGTAGCATTCATGTTTGTATATTATATTATAGATAGTAATACTAATAATCTACAATGATCGTATTTAAATTAAAGCTTACACCAAACTCCATTCCTTGGTTTGAGGAGAATAAGATCGACCTATATGCTATGGAAGCAGCTCTGAGCTTACTCTTTGCTGAGCTTGAACCTACAACGCATACAAAAAGTAAAATACTAACACTGCAGATAAAATATGGTTCAGATGAAAGTTTTTATACATTTACAACAGACAAGATTTGCATTTGCGATGAACCTGATAGTAAAGCAAAATCTCGACGTAAGAAATGTTTAGCTTTCTTCGATCATTTTCTACACGAGTTTAGACATTGGATGCAAAGTAGAGTTTACAAGATAAGTGCTAATAAACTAACATACGATAAGGATGACGTAAAGCATAATACTAATGCTTACTTTAGGAACGAGTATGAAGTCGATGCACGTCAGTTTGCACGTACCCATCTTACTAAATTTACCAAGTACTATAGATACTTTAGTAAGATAATTTAGAAATTAAGCGAATCTATAAAAGCGTTCCAGACAATTTCCATATACTTAACTTTTATCTTTGTTTCATCGCAATGCTGGCAACTAGCTGAACGCGCTGTTTGTAACTCTGTAAGATACTGCTCTCTTAAATTTACACAGTTAGGTACTTTCTCAGGACACGGTTGATCCAGAGAAAAGAACTCATTAATTAAATTGCTCATATACAAGTTTCGACCAAAGCAGCTTCAGCTTCTCTACGGGCTAATAAGCCATCTAGGTTTTTTCCTTCCCATATCCGTTTCATTTTTCTTAGTTCTTTAGCAATCCCCTTATAATCCTTCTTCTGAACTAAAGAACGAATATTTCTCATCTCTAATCTACTATCGCCTTGCATTGCAGTGCCTCTATTAAAGACAAGCGAGACTAATGCACCATAAGCGTTGTCGCAAAGTTGATCCAACCCGGGAAAAGCCTTCTCTGCTAGCCTCGCAAACTTAGGCCAGGTTAATGTATTGAAGATTTCTACTGCTTGTTCCCAGCTAACAGTGATATTGAGTGGTTTAATCTTCTGAACATATGCTTTACCAGCTTGACTTGTTTTACCAGATGCGTTCTTAATAGCTTCTAATTGACCTAAAGGTAAGAAATGAAAAATCTTTGCTAACTCGTCTTGTGAGTAGTACCCGCAATCAACACCGATAGCTAATGTTGTACCAGAAGCACCGCCAGGCCAGGTTGGATGTGAAAGATACCGTGTATAATAGCTTTGCCCGCCACCAACTTCGTATTCAAGTATTAAGTCTAAAGCTGTGGGAGATGGTGTCTTCATTATACGTTTTCTTCAATATTGTACCCATCTTCTTTAGCGTTATTTGTTAAAATTCGTTGATCTACAGAAATATCCTTCTTTACGTATTTATTTTCACTTTGCTCGGTTGTTTCATTGACATTAGATGATTCAGATCTAAAGAGTTTCATGGTTTCTGTACCTGAATAGCCGATTATGAAGGACCCCGCACAAAACGTGAGGAAGGTGAGATATGGGGTCGGGTCTTTAAGGACATTTAATGCATCAACAACTAAAATAAGTAAACCAAATCCTAAAAACACAATAAGCCACTTCTGGCGATTGCCTTCAAGGAAGTTTTCTTTTGAAAAAAGTCTTCTACGCTGATTGTTCATCTATTATTATTTATATCGGCTTGAACAAACATTGAGCTATTCCAAAGCCTAAAACAAGACTATAGATATTCATTGAAACATAGAGATAGGTAGAGCGTGTGTGCTCGTACATGCAGTAGATCGGTGAAAACAGTTCTTAGAACAATGTTCCAAGAATGAAGCCTACAATAAACAAGAGTAGGGCGAGAGCTGTCTTAGGGTTGGAGGTAATCCAGTCAGCAACTGAACTAGCTACAGATGAAATGATTTTAATAATTTTATCCATGTATATATTTAATCATATATACATGAATTTCTACTAAAGAAAGAATAACTTATTCAATCTTAAGTAGATATAACCACCAATTAGACTTAATAAGCTAATAATAATAATATTTCTCCACAGAATAGCCAGGTCCTTCTGTACAAGTTGCTTTTGCATTGTATTGAGAGCTATAACCATCTTATTGTTGTTTTCCGCCTGCTTTGCTAATTCTTTATCAGTGTTAGTTTTTGCTAAAAGAATATTTTCATTGTCCTTTTTTAACTGCTGTGCAATTGCTTTTGTTTTTAACAGTTCTTGATATTCAGCTGACCCAACTACAACAATCTTATCATTCTTATACTGATCAGGTACAATAACGACTCTTGTACCTGGTCCTGTCTTTGTACCCTTTACAACTACACCTGTTTCATATATAGATTGAATGTTAATTCTCTTCTTAGGTATCTTAACCAATCGTGTTGTCTGATCAGAGTAGTAATAGGCAAGATCTACTCTTGCCTTATTTAATGAATCATTCGTTGCATATGCATTTTGACTTAAAGCTTCAGATTGTTTTTCAGTGTATACAGTACAACCTGCAATAAACAGTACTGATATTAATAATACTTTCTTCATACTATTAATTAATACTAACTACCCTTTAATCTAGTCCTTAAAATTATAATTCAATTGGCTTTCTAGGAGCTTTGTATATCATATCCTTCTCGATCTTATTACTATTACAGATGCTTGTATCATTATTAGTAAAATTAGGATCAATAGCAGCTCTTTCAAAGAGAAGCTCCTCTTTGGCTTGATTGCTATCTTTATTAGTCGGGTATTGCTCCAAATGATCCAAAGATTCCTTTAACAAATTGCAAATAACATCATTAGCAGAAATATCCTGCTCACAAGACTCCTTGACAATCGTTTCAAGAATTTCTCGAGGCCATTCCTCCATATCGAGCTCCATCTTAACATAAGGACGGAGCTCAATAGATCCATCATCATGAAGCTTTACTTCAAACTTTGTTCCAGGACCTGCTCCAATAGAACTCAGCTCCTCTTCAGTAAACTGAAGATACATGTCGTTAGTTAGTAGTAGAGTCTTCTTTGTTGTCATAGTATTGTATTTGTTTGAATTATATTATAGATTATATTTACTGCTCTATCAACTGTCATTTCACCAAAAAGTGTACTTTTTGGATGAATTATTACTTCTGGAAATTCAGGTATTTCATATGGGGAATCAATTCCTGTAAAGTCTTTAATCTCACCAGCACGAACTTTCTTATAAAGACCCTTTGGATCTCTTTCTTCACAAATCTCTAAAGGTGTATCCATATACACTTCAATGAATCTGGCTTTAGAGTATTTCGTTAAAATGTCTCTAGCATTATCTCTCATTTCCTTTAACGGTGAAATCATAGAAACAATAACAATTTCTACTTTCTGAAACTCAAACATATTTCTAGCAGAATATACAGCTATATTATTGTTTTTTATTCGATCCATTATACTAAAACCAATAGGCTTTTCAGAGAGTCTTCTTACATCATCCCCGTCCACAGTACCTACTCTATGTCCTTTTTCTTCTAGGAACCCCTTAAGAGCATTTGCTGTTGTTGTCTTTCCAGCTCCAGACAATCCAGTGATCCAAACGACAGTAGGTTTCATATTATTCTCCTACTCTATTATCAAAGTCTTTTTGTTGTCCATATTCACATACTGTCTCCCAAAGAGAATCAATATCATAACAGATCTCTACTTTCTTTCTACCTACTTTCTTTGTAGCTTTAAGAATCTTACCATTGATACCAACTCTCTCATAAAGAAACCAATCAATCCAACCCATCTGTTCTCCATTAAAACATGAATTAAAAAGAATATCAATCACCTTGTGATAAGGTTCTTCGATTTCCATTAGATCAACTCCAAGCTTATAAAGCTGTTGGCTTCTCAATTGAGTTAATTGTAGTTTGAGGATAACCTCTTCGAATTGTTGTTTTGTCATAGGTCTCAATTTATATTGCTGCTGTTTAGAATACTCCAAAGTTCATCTCTTACCATTTGAATAGCTTCCCCAAAAAGTTCTGGTGTATCATCAGATGCATATTTGATCTGATTTCTCATGTACTGGTCAATTTCAAAAAGAGCAGAATAATACTTTCCAGCATTAATAGTCATTTGATGTAATGACTCTTCTTCAGGGAGATCAAAAGTTAAAGTAGCTTTAGGCATAATTAAATTCTATAGTAAATAAAGTAGGAGTCAAGCAAAAAATTATTTAGCAGTTGTTTGTTTGAGAGTACCATCAGAGTTCACATCACTATAAGGCCACTTACCATGCTCTAAAAAATATTTGTAATTCGGATCGCTAGTATGTGTAATAATCGTAAGCTCTTCTATTTTCTTTTCAAGCTTTGCTACTTTTAAAGCTAAATCTGATGCTGTTTCTTCCCAAGATTTTTCTGTGTTCTCTTCTCTTGCTTGTTTACACATATTACAAGGACACTTCCAGGTCTCTTGAAAATAATCCATTACATCTTCACCTCTGTCAAACTTCTCTTCTAGGTTCTCAGCTGTTGTTTCTTCATCTTGAAATTCATTAGGGAAGGTTTTAGGTAGATTATTCCAATCAATAGGCTCTTCATCACATTGCTCATCTAAGGACTTGTCTAAGTCTACTTCAACCCCTTCTGTTAAATCTTTAGCTTTTTGTAAAAGTTCTGAGAGACCATCAACAGGGTCTTCATTATTAAGTTCGGATTCAACAAACTCCTTAATGTTCTTATCATAGCCACCCCAATGAAGAGGGTACATAGGATGTTTTTGTTCTACAAAGTCACTAGGGTCATAATCTTCAAAACCCTGAGTTTTCATACCCTTAAGAGCTTCAATCACTGCTTTAGCTTCCTCTAACTTATCATCTTTCTCAATGACATAATCAACAATGTCTCCTTTGAGCTTTTGGATCTCTTTCTTCTGTTCATCAATAGTCTTCTGTAACTTATCCATATCCCTATAGCTAAAACTTTTTGTATACCTGTCCTCCCAATCTCTTATTTTACTCTTCAGTGCTTCATTCTCTTTATTAGATGCATTAAGCTGATGCTTATACTCATCTCTCTGTTCTGCACACTTCTTATAATCATTCTTAATAATTTGAAGTTCTGCTTCATTGAAAGATACACCTTTCTTTTG